CAATAGACCCACCACGGTAAACAACATGGAGGTAATTGCGCAGCTGCCCTCCTAGCGTAGGAGAAATCTGCTGTACACCCTCAAAGTTAGTCACAACTTGGTAGGATTCATCCGTTGGATTGTAATCCGTGGTGACGTTGATAGCTGCAGTGTGCAACCCGTAGTCTCGGCTTTGTACACGAATCAACGTCGAGTGCACAAGCACAACATCCGAAGCAGCAGGTGCCTGGGGTAGTGCAGGAGTAACAGTGATGCTAGACGTGGTATTTCCCGTGATGCGGCGCAAGAACGTAGGGGCGCCAGGAATTGCAGCTATTGCAACGCGTACCCAGCGGTCAACTAGCGCACCGGCTACGAGAGTGGCAGCCACATTCACCGACGTTGCGGTAGAGCCTGCAGTGGCAGTAGTAGTGAAAAGCTGAGAAGACAAGGATGGCAGGTGTACCTGCGACCTTGTGGACGCGTTTGTTTTGTAAACAACTACCTGAGCAGCACCCCCTGGGATAAGAGGGTCACCGGATGACTGAAAGGCTAGCTTGATAGCGTCTACCAGCGGACCAGCTCTGAAAAGCTCAACAGCACGAGAGGGGTCACGTAACGCGACTAAGCCTGAAGCAGAACCTGGGGCTCCGCCTTCAGCCTCACCAATCAAGCCCAAAACACCACCAGCCGTAACACCGACTTGATTCAGTGCTTCCGCATTTATTTTGGTGATTCCACCTGGACGAAACCGAGTGATACCATTATATGTTACTGACCTGGCCATGTGTCACTCCTGTTCAGTACGACTTGAAAAGTTCGTCCCACTTATCTAGTGGGTGCTTAAAGTTAGCTTCAGCACCTAACCACGCTCGCATACCGCTTAGATGTCTAGCTGGCAAATTCTTTAGCTTAGCCCACTGTTCAAACGCATATGTTTTTATTTGTGGCGCGCGAACCATTATCTGAGGTGAAGGGCCAACTGAAGCTTCTGGAACACTTTCCTGTTTGTCATTCTTTGCCATTTACTTCCTCACAAATCACGGCTCCAAATCAATCTCAGCCACTAAGATGGAACCACTGGGAGTAGGGGTAGCAGTATCAGGATTAACGTTTGTAAGAACAACCTGAATTGCCTTGAACACTTCATTCTCTACAATGAAGTTGAAGGGGTAGGTGAACTGTAGAGTCATGGTCCTGGTAAAGATTTCATCAGGCAGCAGCTCTGACCTAGGAGCTAAGTCAGTACCTGATATCTTTAGGGCCATGATTCCTTCTGCCTCAAGGAACTTCCTTTGGGCAAACAGTATCGCCTTTAGCACAGTGTAGAGGTATATTACCTCTTCTTGGTTACCAGCTAAAATTTCCAGCTGATACTGTCCGTCATAGTTAGCTCCGAGACGAATTTGTCCCAGACCATTCGCAGCGTAAGACCTTACGGGTTGTCCGTAGGGAGCCTCTAATGCATCTCCGTAGCGGATGTCCACTACGCTTGTATTGTTACAGTTTACATCAAAAGTACCTATTATGTCAAGTTGATCAGATGAAATTAAATTGATCATCTTCACTTGGCCTGCGCCTGCACCACTTACAACGTGTAACTTTAGGCAGGGCCAACTAGACCTAACAGAAAACACTTCGTTAATCAGGTCTTGGTCATCGGGTACAAAAGTAAGCGCTGAGTTCGTAGGTCCACCAGGAATGGTAACGTCCGCAGGTATCTGAGACGCTACTCTTAAACCACCTAAAACCAGTTTAGGAAGACCTGACATTCCGCTGGTCGTGGTAGCTGTGCCTCCACCCAAAGTGTCCACGGTCATGGACTGATCTGGCATATCGTAGTGAGGAGGAACTCCTACTATATCGAATAAGAACTCCTGAGACTCGGCCTCAGTCTTCATTAACATTACAACTGCAGGTACTTTGATTTCGTTGCGTGGATAGTTGATGGAGAAGTCAATTGTCTTCTCCAGAAAGAAAGTCTTTATCTTATCTTGCTGTGCTAGCGGCAAGTTCTTGAACAGCATGTTGATAATCCGTGGGTCCTTGCGTAAAGCAGAAAACCCATTAATTATCGCTCGCTGTAAGATTACTTCGGGTAGTGTAGACATCAGAGCACCTCTGTAAGCAGCTTGCTCATGTGTTTGGGAATGATGTTGTCCGTCAATTCGCGAACAACTTCATCCGCTAATTTAATCCCTACATTTCCAGGATGCTGCCATGCAGGCTTTCCTGCATTGGGACCTGACAGCGCAATAGTTGTCTGGTCATGAATGGTGCGAAAGACCCTAGGCTTAGTTAAGTTTACATAGCCATGAACATTCAGAGGAACGATACGATACTGCGTGATTGGTGATTTGGGGCGCAATGTCGCCGCTATTGCACGAGGAAACTTCCTCTTCTTAGGAGGCCAGGGTAATGCGTTCCTCATTAGTCCAGGTTTCATGTCGAAAGCAGGACGTCCTTCCTCTATCCCGTAAGCAAAAGGACCTGTAAGCGCCAAGAAAAACGACATATCGTCCACCAGCTGTACGCTTATGGCTTCTTGATACTTTTGCCTGGAAGACTTTAGTCGCCTTCCAGCCTCTGCTTTCCAAAAAGACTTGCCTTCCATTGCGATTCGACGCAAGGTAGCAGGAAGCTTTTTCCTAAGGTTCTTTGGGGCGTCCAATAGCTTTAGAGGAAGTTCAACAGTGATGGCCACTGTCGATCGCGAAGCATATAGAGCTACTTCGGTCATATCTTTACTCTTCCAGTTAGCGCTAGTTGCTCAGCCTGGCGCATTGTTGGGGTTGCTTTGTCCGTAGAATTCATGAACGCCACGTGCTTTTTGCGAAGTACCACACGTTGCTTTAGGTCCCGTCCACGGTCTACTCGCTGTAGCGGGCTAGCGTACACAATCCACTCTGGGTAATAGTGGTACTTTAGTACGTAGAATACTCCATCTTTAGGCTTTTTTCCAATCCAAATGATTTTGTTGTCTACTAGTCTAAAGTCTACATCCGCGTCATATACTACGTTGTTTTCGTCCTCACACCACACTGCACAGCCATCACTGGGGTACCACAAACGGTCTTCTTGTGGAGACAGGCTTGTCGGTCGCACCTTTGCGTTGCTCAAGTATGCAGCGTTTCTCTGTATGACTTGTCCTTCATTGAGCACATCTGTGAGACACAGTGTAACCTTGTCCATGTCGTGTAAGTCTGGAGCACCGAATGCTGGGGAGAACACACAGTCTCCTGGGAAGGCCAAACCCACGTCCAACAGTTGGCGGTTTCCGGCATTAACCTGAGTTAGCAAGCCTGTAATAAGCTGTGCGTTACGGTAGATAAACCCGTCACCGTGACAGGAATTGCAGTTAAGAGAACGAAGGTTAGTTGCCTCTGTAGAGTTCTTTTCGTTGAAAGAAGCTGTAGCGTCTCCCTTCCTGCAGAAAGGACAAGCTATTGCAGTCTCCAAAATAACTTGGTCCCCTCGGTCTTGTACAAACTGGTCCATGAGTGGGAAATCCCAGTCTGCTCCAAATTGATTTGCTGCTGGCCAAGCTCCGTATCCGCCAACTAGGTTAAGTGGTCGGCGGGTAGGAGCTAGCCCTGCCCCTTGTCCTACGAACAAGAAAGTGCCAACTGAGCTGAGTAGGCTATAGGTCGTTCCTGCACGTAGGTCAGCAGGCTGTCCTGCAAAAGTGAATACGCCTACACCCCCGAGTACAAACCTGAAGCGAAGTAGACCTGCTGGAGACCCTGACAGGGTAAACACGCCTACATTACCACCAAGTAAGCGCGAGCGACGTAACCCAGCAGCTTGTCCTGTGAGTGTAAACGTGCCTAGATTGCTGACTACTCTTCGTCCTCGTGCGAGTGTCGCAGGCTGACCTGTGAACGTGAAGGTGCCTACAGCACTGACTACTCTTCTTGTACTTCTAAGGTTAGCAGCTTGTCCAGAGAGGGTGAAAGTGCCTACGTCACTTCCAAGCCTACGTCCGTATTCTAGGCTTGCTGCTTGCCCAGAGAGGGCGAAAGTTCCTACGGAAGCAACTACAGTATAGCCACCTGCTGGAGTGTACGTAAGTGTCGCAGGCTGACCTGTGAACGTGAAGGTGCCTACAGCACTGACTACTCTTCTTGTACTTCTAAGGTTAGCTGCTTGCCCGGAAAGTGTGAAAGTGCCTACGTCACTTCCAAGCCTACGTCCATATTCTAGGTTTGCAGCTTGTCCGGAAAGTGTGAACGTGCCTACGTCAGCGGTTAGTCGCCTTCCCTTAGATAGGGTAGCGTCTTGTCCGCTTAAAGTGAACGCGCCTAAATCCCCACTAAGCCTGCGCCCGTATTCAGGGTTCGCATCTTGCCCAGTAAGTGTGAAAGCACCTACATTTGCAGCCAGCGTGTAGGTACCCGATGCTGCTGACTGTAAAAGCAGCAACAGCATGGATTACTCAAGCAGTAAACGAAGTTTAAAGATAGTGGTTTCTGTCTCCAGTATGCTGCTATCTATGACTATCAGCTGCTGCACGTCACCTGTCCGCACAGCGTTTTCACGCTGAATGGATAAATGTAATAGTCTAGCTTCTGCTAGTGCTAGCAAATCTTTGATAGTCATGGGATAGCCCTTTAAGAATAAGTCACCAGAACAACAAGCAGCGGTAGCATTCTGCAAACGAAGCTCGATTGAGCCACAGATAGCGCAATCCGTCTCTAGTCTGGATAATTTCCATACGATTACCAATAATCGCGGTGGGAGCAGCGTACGGATACATAGAACCTCCGTTTACTTTACCTGTGACCACGTCCAGGTACATCACACGCTGCGTAGCATCTTTGTGGAAGTATATACGGTCTTGACCATCGTAAGCGGTCATAGACCCTGTAGTTAGAGTTTCCGTTAAAGGCGCAGTGTTGATCGCTGAGATTCTGTCAGTGGTTAAGTCAATTCGCTCAAAACCGTATGCACCACCACCACGGGATACGAACATGTAACGTCCACGGTAGTTAGCGTTAGTGGTACCAAAAGCCCAGTTTGCGTTAGTTCCAGTTCCCTTAGCGTTACCTTCCAAGATCGCATACTGCGTGGCGCCAGCTGTGGGTGCGGTGATAGTGGACACCGTAAGCGTGTTGGACGTATTGCTGGCTATGATGACTTCAATTGGCGAACCAGTTGATGACAATATGCGCACGCGTCTACCAGCGTAGATGTTAACTGCCCAGCTTTTCGACGTATCCTGGATAGTTGTGGTTGACTGAGTGCCTGTAGCAACACCAAAATCTAGCGTACCAATGGTATCGCCTCTTGCAATCGAGTAGCGGCTAACGCCATTGGTAGGTGCTGTAGCAGCCGCTGCAAAAGTGAGCGTTGTGGCAGTATTGCTTGTAATGCGGACCACCTGACCAGCTGCTAGGCCCGAGGCAGCCGTGACAGCGGCAGTATTCAAGTACACTAGACGACCTGCGTGTTCGTTTACCGTCCAGTTCTTTGTGAAGTCAGTTAATGTCGTAGTAGACTGCGCGCCTACGATAGTAGTTGCTGCAGGCGTACCTGCCATTGTGTAAGTGAACGTTGTAGCGCTAGGAACCGTCGCAATTGCCACGTTTGTGACGTTAAAGTTGGCGTCCGTAGCTCCACGAACCGTTACTAAGCCGCCCACCCGGAACTGATGCGGATGAGCTGTCGTGACTGTTGCCGTAGTTGTTACGTTTGCGAGAGTAGAAATCGCGATAGGTAGATGCCCGCCGACTGTAGCAGCAGCGTTTCTAGCTGCTCCGAAATCCACTTGACGACCCCAAGTGGCGACTGCGCTCTCCATGTTGTGAAGCAGCACTGCGGCATTGCCGCCGCTAATCATGTACAGCTTATCAATATCTCCGAAGATAGCGTACACGCTTGTAGTATCTGGAGTGACGTCCCAAGCGTTCTGAACCGTAAGCGCGGTGCTTGTGTTGCTGGAAATCACACGTACTTGACCGCGTCCTGTGCCGTGCAGAATGCGGACTGCATAGTTAGTCCAGCGATTCGTAGCCCACGATTTTGTAGAATCCGATAGAGTAGTGGATGTTCCTGCCGTAGCGGTACCAGCGTCGAAACCGAGAATGAGGTAGCGGCTAGTGGAATCTGGAGCTGTACCCACTGTTGCCCACGTTAGGGTATTTCCAGTGTTGCTCGCAATCTGACGAATCTGGCCAGCAGCCGTGCCCGAGTAAATGAATAACCAATACCCAGCCCACTGATTCGCTTGCCACGCAGCTACGTCCACGCCGTGAGTACCATCAACTAAGGTCGTAGTCGTACCACTGGTAGCTATTCCACGTTCCCAGGTTGTAGCGTTCTCTGTTGTGCGTTCAATTGAGAAGTCCGTAAGTGCCGCCGCGAACAAGTTGGTGTATGCAGGTAGAATGAACCAAGTATCAGTCAAGATGCAGTACGCCTGCATAGTATAAAACGGCGCAGCTGCAGCTCCGGACGCGCACAAAACCATTCCGCTTGCAATTCGGAACACCGACGTAGAGTCAGGAGTAGTTGCCCATGCTGAATCCAGCGTTACGACCTGAGACTCAATTGTATAGAAGGTCTGGCTGCCTGCAGTTGCAGAAATTGCAGGTGAGAATATTGCCGGGTTGTTCCAAACCTTGTTGACCTGCGTCGAATCACCCACCGTAAGTACAGTGCTGGCATTGCTAAGAATTCGACGAATCTGACCTGACGAACCAGCTGGTGTGTTGGCTACGCGCATCGTGTATCCGGCGTACTGGTTGCCGGTCCACGCTTTTGTGCTGTCAGTCAGCGATATAGTACCTGCAGTGTTGCTCACAGCTGTCGCTATGCCGCTATCATGTATTACTGGGTCCGCTGCCGCTACGATCGTTCTCCGCTGACCCGCGCCAGTGCCCGAAACGATAACCACATCATAACCAACCAGGCTATTCTGTGTTAAGGCAGCAATTTGGAGGGTAGTGGACGTAGCTGAGATGACTGTGGTCTCTGGCCCTAGAGCACCAGCGAACTTCATGGCCGAGAACGTTGCGGGAGCAATAGCAGGCGCCTGAAGCTGCTGATACATGTCAGTCCATGTATCATAACGAGCAAATACTGTAGCTGAAATCAGGTAGTATATGTATCTGCCATGTTCTGAAGGTAAAAAATTACCATTGTCTGCGGAACACGAAGACGAAATCGCAGAGGACACTGCAGGAGCAAATCTAGTCCACTCCCACGTAGGGAGGTCAACACCCTGTGTCAAAGTATTTTTGTTTAACGCGGGCATGTTTTACCTTCAAACAAACAAGCTTAGTACGTATGTGGACCTGTATGTGTCTTGTATCTCAAACGAGCGGAATCAGCTCTTGGCTGATCGTGGCGAGGTGGGACTGGAGAAGCACCGCGTCGTACTTGTCCGTGCCGTCGATCGCGACATACGCCGCCATGCGTCCGCCCTGCGCCGCAGTGCCCACCTGAATGAAATCAGTCGGCGTGTAGGGACTAAAAACCCGGTTCTTGGCGTCGAACCTGTAGATTTGGTTGATGGCCGAAGCCACATACACGTTGATGTATGTGTAGCGGCCCTCTTGGCCGAACGGGCTGTAGGCTCCCGTGGTGCCTGCGCCGAAGCTGTTGACGTTGCCGTCGTAGGTGATCGCGCCAGTCCACGTTCCAGTGATCGATCCCGCGATGTCGAACAGATCCAACGTGACCGCGCCGCCTCGGAAGAAGTACTGGAAGCTGTGCCGCGCGTTGCGTGCGGCGTCTGGCTGGATTCCCCACCCAGGAGCCCACAGGTTGCCCACAGCGTTCACAGCCGGTCCTGCCGCGAAGTAGGTGGTGCTCCACGCGTCGGCAGCGATGGAGTTCGTCCCGTTGTTCACCGTCGCGTCGGTGAAGTTGTAGGTATAGGTCGTCACCACGCCAGTGGTGCGGAGCACCAAGAGGTTGGGCAGCTCGATGACGTACTTCGCAGACGTGCTCGGCTGCGTCGTCCACGCCGTTCCGAGCGTGTACACAGGACTCGGACCTGCGGTGTGTGTCGAGATGATTCGGCGCTGGCCGACAGACCCTGGGGTCACTGCATCGGCCACGATGCGAATCTGGAAGTTGCGGTACTCATCGGCTACAACCACCGCGTCACCAGCCGCAGCCTGACCCGTAATGCTGCTCGCTCCAGTCGCGGTGGCCGAGAGCGCCATGCGGATGCCGCCCGCAGTGTCTGTGTCGAACGCGCCCTTGACCATGCCCTCACCGGGCTTGTTGTCGAAGGGAACGTACTGCTCGTCGAGCACCAGCATGGCGCTGTCGGTAGCGATGGTCGCTGGAAGGTTGGTCGTGCCCCTGTTCGCCAACGTGTTCGATGCGGGCTCGAAGCTGCGATAGATGCCTGCCGCCGTGGTGCCCGCACCCAGCATGAACAAGCGACCGCACAGAAGTTCGTACCGGGTAGTGACCCCCGGCGTGAACGTCAGAGCTGTGTCCACTACAATCCTCGGCGTGGTTCCAGCGGTGTTCGCCACGATCCACCGCTCTTCGGTCTTACCGGACACAGTATCGATCAGACGAATCCTGAATCCCAACTCGCCGCTGCCGCCCCGGTTCGCCAACATGTTGACGCCGACCGCTGTCGGGAGCGCCGTCGAAAGCGTGAAGGCAGTGGTCGTTGCGAGAGTCGCCGACAGCGTGCCAACCGCTCCGAAGCTCGGAACGAAGGCGCTGGTGCTGCCCGTTGCGAACGTGCCCGCCGTGAGCGGGTTGGCGATCGCGAGCTGCCACGCCTTGGTCACGATGTTGAATCGATTGAGCACCGCGTTGCTGTGCAACGAGTACACGAACGGG